CTCTACCAGCTCGCCCAGAACCTCCTGCCGATAGAGCAGCGAGCCGGGCGGGTAGCTGTCGATGATGTCTTGGAGGAACGCCGGGTTTACGTTCGCGGCATTGTCGAGCAGGCTCATGCGGTGGACAACCACACGTGGATCGTTGAGAAGACGTCGAACGAGCGGGTGCCCCTTCTTCGGCGTGCCCGATACCCAGATCCGCGCCGGATCTTTGCGAACAGCAAACGCGATCGACTCGTCCCATGCCATCTGCCAGTTCGACCACAGTCCTATCTCGTCGCACCAGACGCCTCGCAAGTTCTTACCTTGGATGTGGCGCGCCCCGTCGTCAGCCGAAGCGATGTAGATGCG